TACTGAGGCTACCAAAACTTTATGGTGGGATAGACCGGATGGCATTTATACTGAAGCTATCGTTTGGCATCATGGATTTAAAGTTGCAGGAAAAACAGATAAGACTACCCTACGTACTTCATATAAAAACACAAGCATTCGGTATGCTGATGTAGAAGACTATAAGACCAATGAGAAATTAAATGAGTTCTCTCATAGGTATAGGAATGGCAGCTATAAAATGATGAAAGTACCTATAGCTCATATCATGGACAGCAACTGGTGGCACTACCAGTTACAATTATCCTTATACATGTTGATGTTGGAAGCTCAAGGGTTTTTACCTGGTACATTAACCATTACACACTACCCGCATCCAACAGAAGATAACCCAAATCCTAAGAAAGAACACCACATAATTCCTTACTTAAAGAAAGAAGCTGTTTTAGTGCTAACCTACTTAAATCATAAATAACGTGAGCCAATACGATCTTAGAGATGATTTTAAACCGAAGAGCATTGACAAAGCACGTAAAGCATTGCATGTAGTTCAGCCAATCAGTAAAAAAACTAGGAAACCAAATAAGCCTAAAACTAAGCGACCTATAGATGAAGAGTTAGGATACGTAGAAGTGGAATGTAACAGTAGGCTGTTAGAAGAAGTAGCTGAAGAGTTAAATGTACCACAAGGAACAGTAGACTATGTGATACACACTTTTACACAGCATATCAATAAAACAATTAGAGCAGGTAATATGGATGGTGTAGCTATTCCTTACTTAGGTAAGATACAAGTGAAGCATATAAATCGTCAGTTCGCTGATTTCATACACGCTAATCCTAAAGAGTTTAAGAACATCATTAAACAAATCACACCTGAATCTCTTCACGAAATAATGAGCCCTGATGAAATTGTTTACGTTTAACGACTTAAATGAGTTAGAATTAAATAAACCTTGGATACATCTTATTCCAGAGTTCAAAGCATTGCTGGTAAGAGACAAAGGTTCTAAAGGAGATTATCGTGGCGACTTAAAGCTAAAAGCTAAAAAGGAATTTACCTATCTCTACTTTAGTTTAGACTTCAGCAGTCCGTTTAAACACTTAGATGAATTTGAACGTAGGACACAATCGATGCAAGCTGCAGGTTTAACTGAAACAGATATGGACGAAGCTTTACAATCAGCTTATAGAAGATACGATGAAATGTTGCTCAACTCTTCTCGTTCGCTTAAAACACTCAGGTCACTTAAAAAGGGATTGGATGCTCTTGATGAATATTATGAGACTATCAACTTCAATGAGACTGATGGTAAAGGAGCTTTAAAGCATAGTCCCAATTCTTTTATCAACAACGTAAAGCAAATTGGTCCAGCTTATGATGCAGTTGAGAAGTTTGAAAAGAGAGTAGAAGAAGAACTATCTGGTAACTCTGGTATTAGAGGTCAAGCTACACTTGGTGGTAAAGAAGGTAAACGTGAGAATAGTTGGAAAGAAGGTAAACCTAAAGAAACTGAATCCACAACTACAACATCTAAAGTAGTTCAAACTGACTTTAGTTCCATTGCTGCTTTATTAAAAGACTCAGGAGAAACTTTAACTGAAGAATCATGACAATTTTCTTTGTTTGCTTAATAGTAATAGTATTCCTAATAGGGATTATTCATCTATTTGCACCAAAACAAGATTGGACATATCACGATGAAAATGAGCCTCGCTCAAACCACTTTAAATAATGGGATTTCACCAATTCGTAAATACAGCTCAGTTTAGTTATACAGCTAGAGACTTTTGGAAAAACGGTAAACAATATACCACAGCTCCAATGGGCACTCGAGATTACATTCAATTTTGGGAAGAGGAAGAACGCAGGTGTGCTGAAGGGTATAGTGTAGGTGGATTGTGGATACCGGGTAGGCACTATTTCTACTTAAACTTTACACCGATTATGAAAGTAAAGGACGACGTAGCTATCAAGAGTTTCAAGAATAGAGGCTCAGCTAAATTAGGAGATATGGCCTTAGTTGCTGAACGTGTGTTTGATTTTCCTCGCTTTTATGAGATTGATTACGAATGGTACAACTTCAAGCATATTGCTTGGTATGGCGGAGAGTTCATGGGTATTAAATCATTAGGGGGTAAGCACATGGCGTGTGGCAAAACTCGTGGTGCTGGTTTCTCTTTTAAAGAAGCTAGCGATGGAGTGTACAATTTCAACTTTATACCCGGCTCTAAATCTTACTACTTTGCTGGTATTGAGCAATACCTTACTACAGATGGTATCCTTAACAAGGTGCAGCCAATGTTAGATTTTATTAATGACTATATTCCTGAGTGGAAACAGAATAGACAAAAGAAAAATACGTTAATGTATCAACGTGCCAGTTACATCGATAGCTTTGGTGTTGAGCGTGGTAATATGTCTGAAATCATTGGAGTTACAGTTGATGACCCAGATAAAACCAGAGGTAAGAGAGGACGTAAGATTGTATTTGAAGAAGCGGGTTCGTTTAAGAACTTAAAGAAAGCTCTTGGGATTTGTATGGGCTCCATTAAAGATGGAGATATATGGGTAGGACAAATTAGTTTGTTTGGTACTGGTGGGGAGGAAGGTTTAGACATTGAAGGACTGGAAGATATATTCAACGATCCAGGGGCATTCGATATGCTTGAGTTTCCTAACGTATGGGAAGAAGGAATGGAAGGAACTACTTGTGGTTACTTTGTACCTGTGTGGAGAACGAAGAGTACATTCATGGATGAAGAAGGCAATGTAGATATAGTTGAAGCTATTAAGAGTGAGAAAAAAATTAGAGATAAAAAGAAGAAAGCAAAAGACCCTAAAGTGTTAGATAGGTGGAAAGCTGAATATCCATTTACTCCCAATGAAATGTTTAAACGCTTGCGTCGTAATATGTTTGACATTGGGGAGATAGATGCTCAGATTAAACGTATCGAAACCAACCAAGCTATTAAAGGTTTGCTTAGGTATGGCAAACTTATACGTACAGAAGAAGGAGTTGAATTCGCATTACAAGAAAAGTATACAGCCAATCCTGTAGAGCAGTACCCACATAAAATGGATGATGACCTAGAAGGTTGCGTTACCATTGCAGCTAGACCTTATAAAGACCAGCGAGGATTAACACCAGCAGGTATGTATCAAATTGTGTTTGACCCATACTATAAAGAAGAGAGCGAAGATTTAACTTCTCTATTTTCCATTCAAGTGTGGAAACAGTATAATCAAATTGACCCAATAGATGACGGACTACCTGTTGCATGGTGGATAGGTAGACCACAACAATTAGAAACAGCTTATAGAAACTTGTTCTTACTGTGTGATTACTACAACTGTACTGCTCAAGGTGAGATAGCTGGAGGTGGACAAGGTGTGGTAGATTATGCTCGAGCTACTAAACAAATTCACAAGTTAGAGTATGAACCAGAGATGTTGCACAATAAAGATTTTGCCATTAAACAAAGTCAAAAGAATAAGTCTATTTTAATGAACATGCCTACGGAGAAAAAACGTTTAGGTTTAACTTACTTGGCTAACATGCACACGCAAGCAAGAGGTGTAGATGAGAAAGGACAACCAATATTAAACATACACCGTATCTATGATATTGGATTGCTTCGTGAAATGAGAAAATATGACGGAACTCGTAATGCAGATAGAATATCAGCTGCTATCATTGCTATGTTCATGTTAAAGGAGAATGCATTTAAAGAGACGGAACGCCAACATTCGACAGATTCTAGCTTCTATCAGCGAGAACTTTTCGGTGACTCTGCTACTTATACAGTAAACAATTCAAGTGAACTAATAACTGCATTGGGCTAGTTTTAGGTAGTGGTACTTTTGAGTATGACTTCTCAGGATACATCACAAGTTAATTCGGCAACAGGCAGACCGTTGCAAAGAATACCGTGGGAAGAAAAGAACAAAGGTGGTAAAAAATGGTGGAAACATAATGTAGATTATGGTATCAGCATGTCTATTTTTAACTCTGGAAACACCAACCTTACAACCAACAATAAACGTAACGTACGTTCTTTATACCAAATCTACAATAACCAATTTCCTTCTAATCTTTTCGATCATATAACGAACCCGTTAAATGCTCAAAATGCAGCTCACAAAAAATATCCTGCTAAAATTAGACCTACAGCAATGATTAGAACCAATCTTGATTTGCTGATGGGAGAGTTTAATAAAAGACCTTTTTCATATCAGGTAGATAACTTAGGAGAAGATGCATATAATAGTTACACCGAAAATCTTTCTAAGTCCATACAGCAAAATCTTACAGAACATTTTATAGCTATTGCTCAAGATGCACTAAAAGCTGCTGGACATAAAGTAGAAGAAATTCCACAAGAAGAACAGATTGAGTTACCAGAAAGTGTAAAGGAGAGATTCACCGTTGGCTATAAAGATAACATTGCGATTAGAGCTCAACGTTGGACCAAGCGTGCAATTAGAGAATACAATATCCGACAGATATTAGCCAAAGGATTTAAAGACTGGTTAATTGCTGGCCAGGTTACTACTTACAAAAATATTGAGCATGGTGTGTTTGTTTACGAACATGTACCACCACTTGAATTTGACTTTATAAAGTCCCCCAATAAAATTTACGGAGAAGATGCTGAAGTGCAAGTAAGAAGACAATTTCTTACTGTATCCGATTGCGTAGATAAATTCTTTGATGAACTTAAAGAAGAAGATCATGTAAAGTTGGAGAACAAAACGTACACTACTTCAGTTTCAGCTATGTATGATTACTTAAATGCTCAATCAAGTAATTTACCTTATGCAGGAAGAGTGCCAGTATATCATGTATGCTGGAAAGGAAAGAAAGAAGTGCAGTACGTAGAGTATACCGATGAGTTTACAGGTGAAGTAAATGAGATGATGTTAGATGAAGATGTACCTAAAACAGAAGGTATGAAAGTCGTTCGTACTGAATGGCACAATGAAGCTTATGAAGGCTGGAGAATTGGAGACGATATTTACCCTAGACTTAGGGCTATACCTGTGCAGAGAAATGAGATGAATAATTTCTCTAGTTGCAAATTACCTTACAATACTCGTATGTTTTCTGATACACATGCAGACAATATCTCTGTTTGTGAGTTAGGTGTTAGTTATGCGATTATGTATATGATTGTAAACTTCACCCTAGAGAAAACCATCGCTAAGAACAAAGGCAAGATTACCCTTATAGACCAAAATTCTATTCCCAAGCAGAACGGTTGGGATGATGAAAAATTTTTCTATTACGCTGATGCATTAGGTTACATGCTTATCAACCGTAACCAGCAAGGTGTAGATAAAAGCTTCAATCAGTACTCTACACTTGACATGTCGCTATTCAGTGACATTACCAATCTTATAGAACTACGTGACAGCTTCAAAAGAGACTGGGACGATTTACTAGGCATCACTCCTCCACGTAAAGGGCAGTCAGCTCCAAACATGGATGGATTAGGTGTGCAGCAAAATAGCTTATTTCAAAGCTCAGTTATCACAGATACCATATTCACTTTGTATGAAGAATTTATTGAAAAAGAACTACAAGGTGTAATTGATTTCAGCAAATTCATTAACGTTGATGGAGTTAGAGCCATATACAATAGCGATGATTTCGATACTACTCTTTTAGATATTGACCCTAATACTTACTGCAATGCAGAGTTAGGTGTGTTTATTCAATTTTCAGCTAATGAGTTGAACACGCTTAACCAGTACAAAGCCAACGTACAAGCGATGATTCAAAATGGGGCCAAAGCTAGTACCATTTTAGCAATCACTAAAGCCATGAATACGTCTGAGCTTGAGTCTAAACTTAACCGTTTAGAAGAAATTGAAATGCAGCAAGCTCAAGCCAATGTTGAAAGTGAGAAAGAAAGACAGATTGAAATCGAAGAAGTGCAAGGTAGAATAGAGAAAACTAAATCTTTACTCCGTATTGATGAAATTAACGTTGAGTATGACAGAAAAGAAGCTTTAGAAATGGTAAAAGGTGAATACCAATTGTACTCGTTTGGCGGTGATGGAGATAACAACAATAACGGCATCCCTGACGCAAGTGAAATATCGAAACGTGTAATTGCTCAACAACAAACATTATCTGCTGAAAGGCAGAAACAAACAGAGTTGATGACTAAACAGCGTATGCAGGAAAAAGAATTAAGTTTTAGACGTGAAGAGCTAAAAGTTAAAGAACGAATGAATACAGAAAATAACAAGACAGCTTTAAAGAACAAAGCTTCTGGTGAGTAAACTAAAAACCTAACAGTATGAAATCAAATTTTTTAAAATTCTATTTAGAAGCTGACCCAGGTGGGGACGGCGGTGGCGGTGGACAACAATTTGTACCACTAGGAAATATCAGTGGTGGTAGTGACCAACAAGCTGCTGATTTAGCCAAGGCTCAACAGGAACAACAAGCTGAAGCGTTGAATGAAG